CAAGACAAATTTTAGCCGATTTAAGTGGTTTAACCGTTAATGATACAACACAGATGCATACTGCTCGAATTATATTCGGAAATGATCCGAAACCACAAAGCAAATTTGTTTATACTGATTTAAGCGAAATGTTTCCAAGTTATAAATATGAAAGTGGCAAAAGTGAATATCGTGGAGAAAATCCGGGAGAAGGTGGTTATGTATATTCGGAACCCGGAAGTTATGAAAATGTTGTTCTTCTCGATGTTGCATCTATGCATCCAACGTCGATTGATCGACTTAATTTGTTTGGGCCATACACGGAAATATTCCGAGAACTTGTGGCAGCGCGTATTTCAATTAAACATAAAGATTTTGAAACGGCTAGACAATTCTTTGCCGGTAAACTCGGAAAATATCTCAAAGATATTGGACAAGCTGACCAATTATCATACGCGTTAAAGATTATCATAAATATTGTTTACGGTCTAACCTCAGCGCAATTCGATAGTAAGTTTAAAGACCCACACAATAAAGATAATATTGTGGCCAAGAGAGGTGCTTTATTTATGATAGATTTAAAGCATGCAGTTCAAGAAAAAGGATATACTGTTTGCCATATTAAAACCGATTCAATTAAGATTTCAAATGCAACTAAAGAAATAATTGATTTTGTTTTCGATTTTGGTAAACAATATGGATATAATTTCGAGCATGAAGCATCATATGATCGTTTTTGTCTTGTAAATGATTCCGTTTATATTGCTCGTTACAAAGGAGGAAAAAATGATGGTAAATGGGTAGCAGTTGGAGCACAATTTGCTCACCCATATGTTTTTAAAACCCTTTTTTCAAAAGAATCAATATTGTTTACAGATCTTTGTGAAATGAAAACTGTAACAACTGCATTATATTTAGATATGAACGAGGATCTTGGGGAAGAACATGATTATCATTTTATTGGAAAGGCCGGTTTATTTTGTCCTATTCTTCCTAGCATGGGTGGTGGGTTATTACTTAGGGAGAAAGATGGCAAATATAATGCTGCTACTGGTAGTAAAGGTTATCGATGGGCTGAAGCAGAAGTAGTCAAAGAACTTGAAAAGGAGAAAGATATCGATTATAACTATTTTAGAAAACTTGTCGATCAAGCAAAAGCCGATGTAGCTCAATATGTAGATTTCGAATGGTTTATTTCAAATGATTAATTATCTTAAAAGGAGTTTAAGATGGCACCATTAAGAGTAAAAGCAAAAAATCAAAATTTAGATCCGATTGAATTTACGGATGCACAAATTATTTTCCGTAATTTCGAAGGAAAAGGTGGTGATTATAATACGGAAGGAAATAGAAACTTTTGTCTACTTCTGGATGAGAACTTGGCCAAAGATTTGGAAAAAGAAGGTTGGAATATTCGTTATCCGATTCAGCGCGATCCAGATGATGATCTTCGACCTTATACCCAAATTCGTGTGGCATTTAGAAATCGTGACGGATCGATAAAACCAAGACCACCGAGAGTTGTTCTTGTGACAAGTCGTAATAAAAAAGTATTAACTGAAAAAAATATCGCGATGTTGGATTACGCCGAAATCGAATACATCGATTTAATTGTGAATCCTTCATTTTGGGAAGTTAATAACAAGCATGGAATTAAAGGTTATGTTAAGACTATGTTTGTGACGATCAAAGAAGATCCGCTTGAAATGAAATACAGTGACGTTCCCGAAGCTGAAGCTTTGGATGACGATATTTAATCAATTATTTACATATCAACAACTAGCGGCAAACCAATTAAAAACCGGCTCCATCCTTTGCGGTGGGGTCGGTTCTGGTAAATCTATAACCTCTTTATGGTATTATAATGTAAATGAAAGACCAAAAAATCTTTATATAATAACGACAGCATTTAAAAGAGATACGCTTGATTGGGAACGAGAGTGTACTTATTTTATGTTATCGAAAAATAAAGATTTAAATAATGATGGAATAAAGTTGGTTATTGATTCGTGGAATAACATTAAAAAATATATAGAGATTAAAGATGCTTTCTTTATTTTTGATGAGCAACGAGTTATTGGTACTGGCAGTTGGGTCAAATCTTTTATTAAGATAACTAAAAATAATAATTGGATTCTTTTAAGTGCTACGCCTGGCGATACGTGGATGGATTACGTTCCAGTATTTATAGCTAATGGGTTTTATAAGAATCGTACAGATTTTATTAGACAACATGTTATTTATAATACTTTTACTAAATTTCCGAAAGTTGATCGATATATAGGCGAAGTTACTTTGGAAAAATTAAAAAATAAAGTTTTAGTTAAAATGGATTATGACAAAAAAACTGCACACATTTTTAGAAATATAATTGTAACATATAACAAAGATCTTTTTGAAACGGTATCAAAGAAAAGATGGAATCCTTATGAGGGAAAACCTATAAAGGAAATAAGTTCGTATTGTTATATTTTAAGAAAGGTGGTGAACAGTGACATTAGCAGAATAAAAGCAATTAAAGAGTTATTATGTAAACATAATAAAATTATTATTTTTTATAATTTTAATTATGAATTGGATCTATTACGTAGTTTTGATAAAGAGTATTTAGTATCAGAGCATAATGGTCATAAGCATGACCCTCTTCCTGAAGGTGATAAGTGGATCTATTTGGTTCAATATACCTCTGGTTCAGAAGGTTGGAATTGCATAACTACAGATACTATTATTTTTTATTCTTTAAATTACTCTTATAGAATAATGACGCAAGCCGCAGGAAGAATTGATAGACTAAATACCCCATATACAAATTTATATTATTATACTTTGCGATCAATGTCGCCAATCGATAATGCTATAAATAAAGCTTTAAAGAATAAAAAAGTTTTTAATCAGAAAAAATATTTTCAAACTATTAATTTTTAACTCGCGTTGAATACATATGCTATAATAGAAGAGAATACCTTTAGACATTCTTTTCTTTTTTGGCGAAAGGATTTTGCATGGCTGGAGAAACTATTTTTCGAAATAAATTAGAAGATGATCTTATGAGGCTATATCCTAACGCAATAATCTTGAGGGTTGATCCATATTGTATACAGGGTTTTCCTGATAGATTAATGCTTTATGAAAATACTTGGGCTAGTTTTGAAGTAAAAGCTTCCAAAGATTCAGAACATCAACCGAATCAGGACTATTATGTAGATTTATTAAATGATATGTCCTTCGCGAAATTCGTTTACCCAGAAAATAAAAACGAGGTTTTACATGAACTTCAAAGAGCACTCAGAATTAATCGGTCAGCACGCCTTTTTAGGCGCTAGCAAATATCATTGGATAAATTATACACCTGAAAAATTGGTGGATTCCTATTCTAAATTTTTGGCAATTCAAAGAGGAACAGAATTACATGCCTTAGCATGCGAATGTATAAAGCAAAGAGTTAAGTTGCCTAAAAGCAAAAAAGCCATAAACCAATATGTAAATGATTGCATTGGTTTTAGAATGAAACCAGAACAATCTTTATATTATTCTGAAAATGCTTTTGGAACGGCTGATGCTATTTCTTTTAAGAATAATATTTTACGCATCTTTGATTTAAAAACTGGTATCTCTCCCGTATCAATTCATCAACTGGAGGTATATGCCGCTTTATTCTGTTTAGAATATAGTGTAAATCCTAATGAGATAGAAGTCGAATTACGTATTTATCAAAATGATTCAATTTTTATAGCCGTGCCTTCAGGTGAATTTTTATCTGAAATCATGAATAAAATTGTTATTTTTGATAAGGAAATCGATAAAATAAAAATGGAGGATACGCTATGATAAAACATGAAGATAGTCTTAAGCATATAGGTGTTAAACGTCGTAGCGGAAGATATCCTTGGGGTTCTGGAAAAGATGGATATCAGCGAGGTCCTTCTTTAAGGGGAACTATAAAAGAACTAAGAAAACAAGGTCTTAGTGAAGCGGATATAGCCAAAGGAATGGGCATGTCCACAACAGAGATGCGTAAAAAGGTTTCTCTTGAAAGAATTGAATATAGAAATGCAGATTACACTTTAGCTTATCGTCTTCGTGAAAAAGGTCTTTCTGATACACAAATTGGTGAACGAATGGGTCGTAATGAGTCATCTATTCGTTCATTATTAAATCCTGTTGCTAAAGAACGAAGCGATATAACCCATATAACAGCTAGTATATTAAAAGATTCTGTAGCTGAAAAAAGTTATATCGATGTTGGGAAAGGTGTTGAAATTTTGATGGGTGTTAGCTCCACAAAATTAGGAAACTCTGTTCAAGCTCTTAAAGAAGAAGGTTACACGATACACTATCTAAAAGTTCCTCAACCAGGAACAGGAAAAGATACTTCGTTAAAAGTTTTAGCAGGTCCGGGAGTCACATTTGCCGAAGTTTATGCTAATCGTGATAATATTAAGTTAGTTGAAGATTATAGTAATGATGGCGGAAGGACTTGGAGAGGTTTGCAACCAATTACTGTCATATCTTCAGACAGAGTACATATTCGTTATGCAGAAGATGGTGGGGCTGATAATGATGGAGTGATTGAATTACGTCACGATGTTCCGGATTTGTCTTTAGATTCGAAAAGATATGCGCAAGTTCGTATTAGTGTTGACGGTACTCATTATTTAAAGGGAATGGCTATTTATAGTGATAATATTCCTAATGGAAAAGACATTGTATACAATACCAACAAAGATTCTTCCAAATCTAAAGAAGAAGTTTTTAAAAAATACGAATCAGATGCGGATAATCCTTTTGGCTCAACCATTCGACAAAAAATATATTTCGATGCTGATGGCAATGAAAAAGTTTCGGCTTTAAATATTGTAGGATCAAAACCTCCATATGGAGAAGAAGGTTCATGGAAAGAATGGTCGAATTCGTTATCTTCCCAGTTTTTGTCAAAACAAAATGCATCTTTAGCTAAGAAACAATTAAGTTTAGATAAACTTATAAAAGAAAATGAATTTGATGAGATTATGTCTTTAACTAATCCCGCCATAAGAAAAAAACTTCTTAAAACTTTTTCGGATGATGCAGATAAATCGGCAGAAGATTTAAAAGCGGCAGCATTACCTCGTCAAGCTAATCATGTGATATTTCCAATTAAATCTATGAAAGAAAATGAGGTTTATGCTCCTAATTATTTGGATAATGAACCTGTCGTATTAATTCGACATCCTCATGGCGGAATATTTGAAATTCCTGAATTAACAGTTAACAACAGAAATCCAGAAGCACGAAAGTTGCTTGGTAATGCTGAAGATGCTATAGGTATAAACCCAAAAGTTGCATTGAAACTGTCTGGAGCAGACTTTGATGGCGATACTGTTTTAGTAATACCTAATAGTAGTGGAGCTATTAAATCAAAGCCTGCTTTAAAGTCTTTAATGGAATTCGAACACCGTCTTGAGTATAAAAAATATGAAGGCATGCCAGTTTTAAAAGAAGGTACTAAGCAAATAAAAATGGGCGATATTAGTAATTTAATTACTGATATGACTATAAAAGGTGCGCCCATAAACGAGGTTGTTAGAGCAGTAAAACATTCTATGGTTGTAATAGATTCTGTTAAGCATGAATTAAATTATAAACAATCATATCTTGATAATGGAATAGCTGCTTTAAAGAAAACTTATCAAGGCAAAGCTGATGCTGGTGCTGCAACATTAATTTCCAGAGCTTCTTCGCAAAAAAGAATTAATGAGATAGATGATGCAAGAAGTAAGGTTGACCCAGTTACTGGCAGAAAAATTTATTTCGAGACTGGTGCCACTACTGTTCAAAGAAGAAAACTTTCTGATGGTACTTATGAAACTGTCTATAATAAAGATGGCAGTCCTAAAATAATTAAGAAGCAAACCATTTCTACTAAGATGCGTGAAGAAACTAATGCTTTTAAATTATCGTCAGGAACTAAGATGGAAGCTGTTTATGCTGAGTATGCCAATAATATGAAAGACATGGCAAATAAAGCAAGATTAGCTATGGTCAAAACTAAATCTATAATTTATTCCCCTTCTGCAAACAAAGTATACAAACAAGAAGTAGATGTGTTAAGATCTAAGCTATCTTTAGCAGAAAGAAACGCCCCTATGGAAAGACAAGCCCTATTATTAGCTAATAAAGTCATCCGTACTAAAAGAGCTGATAACCCCGGTCTAACACCAAAGGCATTAAAGAAGATTAGAGGCCAGGTTCTACAAGAATCAAGATTGAGAATGAATGCTAAAAAACCATCGATTGAGATTTCAGATAGAGAATGGGATGCTATTCAAGCAGGTGCAATAAGTAATAACATGCTTGTAAGAATTTTAGAAAATACAAATCTTAAAAGTCTAAAACAAAGAGCAACACCCAGATCTTCTAAAATTTTAACACCTGCTAAGCTTGCTAGAGCTAGATCGTTAGCTGAATTAGGCAACACACAATCTGAAATAGCAGCAGTTTTAGGTGTTTCTGTATCCACATTATCTAATAATCTTAAATAATAAGGAGAACTATGGCTGAAGTAATGTTGTCAACTACAGATAATCCTTATAATCCTTTTGCAAACTATGATAGTTGGTATGCATTTGACACCGCCCATGGCTATAATAGTTGTGCCTATCTTGCAAGAATAGCTAAAAGTTCTGATGATTTAAGTGAACTCGACGAAGAACAAGCTATTGAAGAGGCAGTTGATTCCATAGTTTCTTTAAATGTTCTTGGTATTTATATAAAGATAACAAAAGATAATTTCATTTCCCAAGAACAAAGAAAGTTTAATAGAACTCAGCTGTCTAGTTGAACAGGGAGGGGGGGTCTCGCGAAAGATACCCCCCTCTCACAT